CCAGGAATGATGGCAATGCATGAAGGCCGAACCTATCGCGTCTCAGCGGTCATTCAGGAGCGCAAATGGGTGTACCTGCACACCGATGCAGAAATCATCCGCCTCAGTGACTGCGTGATTGACGTCCTTCTGGACGGTCACGGCAACCCTATTCAGCACTAACCACCCTGTTCAACCGATCGGCCTGGCTCAATGCGGGCGGCATCTGCACATCGAAATTTCAGGAGTTCAGCTATGAACGCATACCTCACTTACGACCGCATCGAAGATCGGCGTTGGGTTGAGCAGCAGCTCGACGACGAGAAAGAGAAGTGGATCGACGACCGGGCACAGCAAATCATCGACATGATGCCAAAAGAGCCGTCCGGCCTCTTCCACTTCTCGGTCCCGATTGACTCCAGCCCATACGAAGGACTTCGCAGCGATAAAGCTGGCGAAGCCTACAACGATTTCATTTCGGCAGTTGCTTACGCCCAGGCGGAATACGACTGGGAACACCGTACCGGCTGCCCGTTTTAATTTTTGAGGGGATTAACGATGGCAAACGAATTAACAATCACAGCGACGTCACTTCAGGAGATAGGTGTCGATGTCTCCACCTGGAGCGCGCTGAAGAATAGCATCTACCCTGGCGCCAAAGACGAATCGGTAATGATGGCGCTTGACTACTGCCGAGCACGCCAGCTGGATCCGTTGCTCAAACCTGTCCACCTCGTTCCGATGTACGTCAAAGACTCGAAAACAGGTAAAGGCGACTGGCGCGACGTGGTCATGCCGGGAATCGGGCTTTACCGTATTCAGGCAGACCGCTCCGGCGATTATGCCGGGGCTCGGGAGCCGGAGTTCGGTCCAGACGTAACTCAGACGCTTACTGGCGTCGAGGTGACCTTCCCTCAGTGGTGCAAATACACCGTCTACAAGCGCATGCCCAGCGGGGAGATCGTCGAGTTCAGCGCCAAAGAATATTGGATTGAAAACTACGCCACTGGCGGCCGCGACACCACGGCGCCGAACGCGATGTGGAAAAAGCGCCCATACGGACAGCTGGCGAAATGCGCAGAAGCCCAGGCGTTGCGTAAGGCCTGGCCCGAGATCGGACAGCAGCCTACCGCCGAAGAAATGGAAGGCAAATCACTGGACGTTGATATCCGTGACGTCACGCCGCGCAACACCACAGAAGCGCTTCCACCAGCAGCAAGCGAAGAAACGCTTCAGGCGATCACCGATCTCTTAACGACCCTGGATAAAGACTGGGAGAAAGACTTCCTCCCACTGTGCAGCGACATCTTCAAACGGCAAATTCTTGAGGCGTCAGAGCTCACTGAAGAAGAGGCACAGAAAGGGTTTGGCTTTCTTCAGAAAAGAGCTAAGGCGGCAGCATGACACCAGAAATTATCCTGGCCCGGACCGGCATTGACGTAACCACCATCCAGCAGGGCGACGAGGCGTGGCACCGGCTGCGCCTCGGCGTTATCACCGCATCTGAAGTTCACAACGTCATTTCCAAGCCCAGATCTGGGAAGAAGTGGACAGACATGAAAATGTCCTACTTCCACACCCTACTCGCCGAGGTATGCACCGGCGTCGCGCCAGAGGTTAATGCCAAGGCGCTGGCCTGGGGCAAGCAGTATGAAGAAGACGCCCGCACCCTCTTCGAGTTCACAACTGACGTGAAAGTCACGGAGTCTCCGATCTTGTTCCGTGACGAGAGCATGCGCACTGCGTGCTCCCCTGACGGCCTTTGCAGTAATGATTTCGGCCTCGAATTGAAATGCCCTTTCACCTCCCGCGACTTCATGAAATTCCGCCTTGGCGGTTTCGAAGCCATCAAGTCTGCGTACATGGCCCAGGTGCAGTACAGCATGTGGGTGACCGGGAAAGATGCCTGGTTTTTTGCCAACTACGACCCGCGCATGAAACGCGAAGGTATTCACCACGTCGTCGTTGAGCGGGATCCGCAGTACATGACCGATTTCAACGAAATGGTGCCAGAGTTCATTGAGAAGATGGACGAGGCGCTGGCGGAAATTGGCTTCACGTTCGGGGAGCAGTGGAAATGAAACGCACACCCTTTTACCGCAGGCCCGGGCGAACCGGGCAATTCTCCGGCCTCCGTGAGCGCGTTATCTGGATGATTCAGACGCGCGGCCGCCCGGTCACCGGCAGCGAAATCGCTGAGAAGTTTGGCGTAACTCTCATCGAGTTTAACCGGGTTGCCAACGGCATCACTCGCGGCACCGGACAGATAGCGCAGATCGTTGAGACTGAGAAATGGCTCAACGAAGACGGCATCTGCGACCGGAAATTTAGCCTGGCCAGCAAGCCAAAGGTTGTAACCCCACAGGGTAAATCACGGCTGTTCACCCGGCGCGCCATTGAGCAATCGCAGGAAGGCAGACGGCAGGAGTGCATTCAACGTGCCGCCCGCCGTCGCCGCCTGATTGCTCAGGGCCTCTACATCGACGAAATGGAGTCCATCCTATGACTCACGCTCACGACGACATCAGGGTTGGCACACTGCGCCTTCCCTTCATTGGTAACGGCTGGTTAATGCCATGGGGTGAAGTGGTCAGCAATCCATTAAAGGCGCAGCGGCTCGCTGAGGAATATCGGGAAAGGCAGGAGGCGGCATGACTGATTACACCGGCAGCAACACGCCAGCAGATCAGCGCGACCTCTGGCGCACTCCACCAGCCCTCTTCGCCTCCCTTGATGCTGAGTTCTACTTCCAGCTGGATGCCGCCGCGGCGCCTCATAACGCACTGTGCCGGAAGTTCATCACCGCCGAACAGAATACACTGGAGACTCCCTGGGCTGATTATCTGAATGTACCTGGCTACGTCTGGCTCAATCCACCATATAGCGACATCACACCATTCGTTAAAAAGGCCGCAGCTGAAAGCGCCAATCAGATCGGCACGGTCATGCTGGTTCCGGCAGACACATCGGTTGGCTGGTTTAAGGAAGCTATCCAGACCGCCAGTGAGGTTCGCTTTATCACCGCCGGGCGGCTGGCATTTATCAACCCGGTCACCGGTAAGCCGGTAAGCGGCAACAACAAAGGGTCGATGCTCATCATCTGGCGACCGTACCCGCGTACACACTGCCACTTCGCAACTGTGGACCGTGACGAGCTGATGGCTTTCGGGGCGAAACTTCTCGCCCGCCGGGAGGCCGCATGACGCCAGAAACAGACAACGCCATCCGCGCAGCCTGCCGCCGCTGCACCGAGGAAATCCAGCAGGCCATGCGCAAGAAGCCAAAGCCAAACTGGAACGGAACGGTGCCTCCCATCATCAACAAGCATCACAAGAAAATAGAAGCTCTGGGAGTTAGCCTCCTGGAGTTCGTCGTCAAAACTGGCCGCCTGAATAAAAGGTTTGGAGTTGAACAATGACCCTTACGCAAAACAGGTTAAAAGAAGTGCTTCGATACGACCCCTTAACGGGGGTTTTTTATTGGTTAAACCCTACCGCCTATTGCATGCAGAAAGGTGATGTCGCTGGATACGTAGACTACACAGGATATGCCTACATAAAGGTCGATAAAGTTAAGTATTCGGCACATCGACTCGCGTGGCTGTACGTCTATGGATACTCACCAAATGAGCAGATCGACCACATTAACAATGCCAGAGCGGATAACAGAATTGCTAATTTAAGACTGGCAACACGTTCTCAAAACATGATGAATCAACCCGCCAGAAGGAACAGCATTTCAGGGGTTAAAGGGGTTAGCTGGGACACAAAAATGCAAAGTTGGCGAGCAAGATGCCAGGCCAATGGTGAAAGGGTAAATATCGGGTGGTTCGACTCAATAGAAGAAGCCGCAGAAAGTCTCAGAGTTTATAGGCAGCAATACCACGGTGAATTTGCTAACCACGGAGATCATCATGACAACAGAATTTAAACCCCTGCCCGTCGAACGCGACCAATACGGCTACTGGACTCACCCGCTTTACGATGAATTTTGCGATGGGCGCGAGTCTATCTCACCTGATGAATTTAACGCCTGGTTGGATAAGAACGGCCTTGAGTGGAAAGTGGAGTACCGCGATGAGGATGATGTCGATCCCGATGTGGACGGTTATGACATCTCAGCGTGGCAGCCCGAACCCCCAGCCGGTGATGGTTGGTTTGTCGGTTCAATTCACGAAACGGAAGATGGCGCCGTCTGCATCTGGTTGCGAAACGTTGGCGGTGCGGCATGAACAAAGCCTCGCCCGTTGATTTGAGAAAAAGCATCGAAATCGCCAACCACTTGGCGCACATCGGGATTCGCTTTGTGCCGATCCCGGTGGCGACCGAGGAAGAATTCCAGACGCTGGCCACAGAGTTATCGCGACGGCTTGAGCAGATGGCTGTCGAAGCCGAGAAGAATGAAGGCGGTGCAACATGAAGGCACTAATCACCAGGTCGCTTAGTCGGCCTTTTTTATTGCTGGCGTTCACCTTCAATCGTATCAACAGACAGTTCCGGGAGCATTGACCATGAGCGATAAATGTACGTTGGATGGAAATCTAATTAATCGCTGCGACATGCTGGCTAAGGCACTCGAGTATGGAAACCCATCATATCGTTCGAAAGGCGCGTTTATCCCTGAAAGAATGAATTTCAACACTGGCAAACCGGCAATCGATATTGCACAACTACACTCCGGCGAGTATGTCGGACGTGGCATCGCTATGAATTTCTGCCCCTTCTGCGGGGAGAATCTTAAGACATGGGAGCAGTGATTATGGCCGATATCATCGATACCGCAGCAGAGATTGAAGAGCTTCAGCGTAACGCTGCCCTTTCCGCTCACCGCATCGACCGCAACGCCGTATCAGCTGAGCGTTGTGAAGAATGCGAAGAACCAATTCCTGAGCCGCGGCGCGCTGCCGTACCCGGCTGCCACACCTGCGCGGAGTGCCAATCCGTCATTGAACTGAAGAATAAGCAGAGGGGGATGTGATGGATTACAGCAAGTTGACTGACAAAGATATTAATAAGCTTGTGGCATTCGCATTAGGCTGCAAAGAAGTCGTTCCTGATATTTTCATGAGCGATGAGCGCCGGTATGAATTCGAGAAGCCAAAGAATAAATCAGGTAACAAATTCTTCTTCGACCCGTGCAACAACGTAGCTGACGCATGGCCGATCATTGTTGGTCACAAGCTAAGCCTGATAAATGCGGACGACGAGTGGCTTTGCGTTCCTGATGATACCGCGGTTGATGGGACCACTGGCGACGATGTTCAGATGATTTATTCCGGCGATGGGCATGTTCACGCCAACCCACTTAGAGCAGCGATGGTCGTATTCCTTACTCTACAGGAGTCAGCCAATGTTCAGGATAATCCAGCCTAATACCTGGTACGCCGATCCCCACGGCGCGCCCTGCAAAATCCTCCGCTCTACCCACGAAGTCATCCACTACATCCGCAACGGTCGCACCTGCATCGCCAGCATGGGCCGCTTTAATCAGGATTTCGAGCCGCTGACCAAAGAACAGGCTGGGCGGATCGCCGAAGAAATCGAAACAGCAGAACACCTGAAGAAGCTGCGCGCCCAGCGTGCGGCATGAGGAGTAATTATGGCAACAATGACACAACTCGTTGAGTCAGAAATAAGTGACTTCTTTGCTATTTTTGGCAGCCCCGGCGGGCCGGTGACTATTGAGGAGGCGCAGAAAACGCTTCTCTCACGAATTTCCCCTTTGCTCAGCACCGATATGTCATGGATCAAATGCGCCGAACGTCTTCCAGAAACACATGAACATGTTTTGGTTAACGATCTCAATGGTGAGGGCGTGCTTATTGCCTGGCGGGCTGAATGGCAGAGCGTTTCCGGCCCCACAGGAAAGTGGCAGTGGGTTTTCCAGATAGAAGGCATTGAGCATGATGACGTGCGAATCGAAGAGTGGCTTCCATACCCATCCCCTTCTGCCTGACGCAACTGATAGCCAGTTATGAGCTGGCTATTGGGTGCGAAAGCACTGCCACGTTATCCCTTTTGCCCGGCCCCGCGCCGGGTTCTTTTTTGCCTGGAGACACTCATGAGCGATACGATCCAACTGGTGCCCAATAAGTGGGTATCAGAGAAAGTTCTGATGGCGATTACCGGACTGACAAAGAACGCGATCAGATTAGCCAGAGAAACGTCATGGATGGAGGGTAAAGAGTACCGCCATTACTCATGCGACTGCCAGCCGAAGGATAACTCCCCTATCCTCTACAACCGCCACGAAGTCGACAAATGGGTTGAGCGCCAGCAACCAGCGATTCCACGCAAGAAATCTGCTTAAATACCCCTTCGATTAACCAAAGAGGAAGATGCATGAAGTATCCAACCGGGGTTGAAAACCACGGGGGCACGCTGCGCCTGTGGTTTATCTATAACGGCGTCAGGGTAAGGGAAAGTCTTGGTGTACCTGATACGGCGAAAAACAGGAAGATTGCTGGAGAGCTGCGTACAAGCATTGTCTACGCAGTAAAGACGGGAACTTTCAACTATGCATCACAGTTTCCAAACTCCCCTAACCTTCAGCGATTTGGTGAGGTTAGCAAGGCGCTAACCATAGGAGAACTAGCAGAGAAGTATTTATCGCTTAAAGAGACTGATGTTGCATCGACGTCGATAAAGACATACCGGACGATAATCAAAAACGTTCTTCTCATTCTCGGTGAGAAGACGATCGCATCGTCGATAAGTAAAGAAAGGATTCTTGAGGTAAGGAAGGAATTGTTGACCGGCTATCAACTCCCTAAGACGCAGTATGTGGTGACTGAGCCAGGGCGTTCTGCGGTGACGGTCAATAACTACATGACTAACCTTTTCGCCATCTTTCAGTTTGGCGTTGAAAACGGATATCTTGATGACACACCATTTAAGGGAATATCGCCACTAAGAGAGTCGCGAGTAGTTCCTGACCCGCTATCAAGGGAAGAGTTTGTCAGGCTCATTGAAGCTTGTCGCAGCCAGCAAGCAAAAAACATGTGGTCTCTTTCCGTCTACACAGGAATCCGCCCTGGTGAGCTGTGCGCTTTGGGGTGGGAGGATATAGACCTTAAGGCGGGAACGATGATGATAAGGAGGAACCTGGCGCAGGATAAATTTACCGTTCCAAAAACTCAGGCAGGAACAAACAGGGCCATACACCTGATCGAGCCTGCAATCGAAGCGCTGAAGAGCCAGCTTGAAATCACCAGGCTTGGCAGAGAGCATGTGATTGATGTTCACCTGCGAGAGTACGGGAAAAAAGAGAAGCACAAATGCACGTTTGTTTTTCTCCCATCCGTAACTTCAAGAACGGGTTTATGTGGGGATCACTTCACGGTCGATTCAGTCAGGCAGACCTGGGATACGGCAGTCAAGCGCGCAGGCATTCGTCACAGGAAGTCATATCAGTCACGTCACACATATGCTTGTTGGTCATTGACGGCTGGAGCCAACCCTGCATTCATTGCTTCGCAAATGGGTCACGCTGATGCGCAGATGGTTTTCCAGGTTTACGGGAAATGGATGTCAGAAAATAACGATGCGCAGGTAGCGCTTCTGAACTCAAAATTGAGTGAGTTTGCCCCATCAGTGCCCCACGCAACTTTAAGAGCCTTGTAA